GCGGTTATTCGCCCAATCCTCTGCCGTCAGCAGACACAGGACGCCGTCCTTGCCGCGACCAAACATGCGCGGCACCTTGATGAAGGTGTAGTCGTAGACTGCGAGCTGGCGCAGCAGCCGCTCGTTCTCGATCGGCGTTCGCTGCACGAGCATCTGGCAGCCGCATGTGATGAATGGATAGCGGTACATGCGCTCGATCGTGCCGCGCATCAGCCAGTGCGGATCTATGGCGGCGCCGGTCAGCTCGATCAGGCCGCTGTCGTCGTCGTAGTTGTGGTAGACGAGGCCGCCGATCAGAACGCCGCTCTCGTTGAGCACGCCGATGCCGCGAGCCTCGGACGGGAAGCCGCGATGGCAATGCGGCACCAGCTGCGAAACAAATTTCGCCACCAGCGCGTCGTGTCCGTACAGGTACGAGAGCATTAGTCGAAAATGAACCTCATTCCGCCGGTTGGATCTGCTGGCGGCGCCGGTTGCGCCGCACTAGCCGCTGCGGCATTTGCCGCCACTCGCGCGGCAATAGCGTTGCGCCGCGCGTTCATGTCGTAGTGACCGCCCTGCGCCCAGACCTTGAGCGCCTCCGGGTCAACCATGCCGCGACTGTCGCCGTAGACTTGGTTGGCCTGTATCGGGCCGCCGTAGACGCCGTCGCCGCCCAGCGTCTTGCTTGGGTCTGTCCACGGCTGCGCGATGCGCGTGGCGTCGACGTCGGCGCGGGTGAGGCCACGGTTTTCTGCCTCCCACGCCGACACGGCATCCATCGAAGGCTTGTAGCCTTTGATGTAGGCGGGGACGAAGGCGTCGGTTGGAGAACCGGCCTGATAAGTCTGAAACAGATTGCCCATCGGCTGCGCGGCGGGAGCGGTAGCAACCGCAGCAGTCAAATCCGCCGCCGGGTCTGCCGGTACCGGCACTGGAGGTGCGTCTGCCATCACTCGCTCCCTAGACGTTCACGCCAAGTCTCTCGAACGTAGCGCCTATTGAAATCAGCTCCACGAGCGGCGTAGCTTCCTGCGCCACTGTTACCTGACAGATCGGCGCGTGAGAAAATCCAGTTTCCCCGACCGACACCCAGCCGGTATTTCTCACCACCTGTGAAACCATGCTATGCGACTGATCCCACTTCGCCTCATCCCACCTTCCCTGATCCCAGACGTCTGGAATGCCGGGATCTGGTCCTGCGGACGGTGGAGTAGGAATACGAATAACGTAGTCGGTGCATGCGGCAAGCTGCGGAACGAACGGCTGCCCGCTCTCCGACAAAAACGAAGCCCGCGCCTGATGCCAGACGACGGTGGTCGATGTCTGCTGAAACATTTCCCAACCGCCAACCATGACCGCCGTATACGGTTTTCCGTCGTCGTAACCGCCGCGATCGGCCTCCATGATGAGACCATCCTGCGTACCGAAGAACATGCGCCCGCCAAGATACATCCAGCACATGGCGTCCCAGCCGACGATGCGGCCCCACGCGCCGGTGGCGCTGTTGGCGCAGCCGACGTACTGGACGCCGATCGGCCCTCCCGGCCATGTGACGAACACTCCGCCGAACTCGTCCCACTTTTTCATCGTCCACGGATATAGACGACGCTGCGCTACCATATCCCGCCACATCGGCTTGATTGGGCGCGTGACGGCAGCCAACTCGAGCTGGTCAGCAGTCTTGGTGATGGCTTGCGAGAGCGGAATAATTCCGTCCACGCAAGCAATCAGCAGGTCTCCGCCGATCGGGATGTGCGCATTCATGCCCATGGGGACGCTGACCGTGTAGCGTCCTTCCTGCCGCCAGTTGTCTGCGGTGGACGGGTCACTGCCGGTGAAGATGATTGCCTCGCCCTGATCAGTCATGAACACGCACTTGTCGTCGGTGCCGTCACCGGCGTCGATCGACCATGTGGCGCCGAACATCAGCGTGCCGCCTTTGGTGGCCGCCCCCGACAGCGGGATCATCAGCAGCGTGCCTTGGATGGCGTTGAGCGGCAGGTACCACGCATTCATGCTGTTCTTCTCGATGAAGAACCAGCGGTTGCGATATTTCCAGACGTACACAAGGTCCAGCCCTGCCTCTACGGCAGAACCGGCAATGGCGTTGATTTCTCCGCTGTTGAGTTTTGTCCAAGTTGTTCCATCAAACCTGAGCGGGTAATCGCCAGCATCATTGACAGCGATCATGTAGTCGCCGCCTTGATTTGAAAGCTGCGAGGCTGCGTAGTTTCCTGAACCCTGACCGGCCATGACGACAGTCGGAAAACCTGAAACCGTTACGTCGTAAAGCGTGCTCTGCGTTGCCGCGTACATGCGCTGCGAGGCATGAATGTTGAACTCGAAACCTGAAATAACCGGAACAGTTTCCGGCAGCTCGCACCAGCGCACGCAGCCTCCGCGCAGCTTTACGCTACGCATTGTCGGCAGCCAGTTGTCGAGAACCATAGCCCCACCGGGCTGCATGTAGGTGAAATTCTCGCTCAGGATAATGCCGCGCGTCGGCGCCGCGATCGTGATCGTTTGCAGGTTCTGCGCGACCTGCTGCGGGACCGCTGTGCGTCTGAATGCCTGATGCTGGCTCATGGTGTCGGCACCGGCCACGGATACGCAACGGTGGCGTTAGTTGATACAGGCGAGCGTCCGGCAATGATTGGCGCCGGACTGTCGGCGCCCATCATCATCACCAGCGCGTCACCGTAGGTGCCCATGTCCTCGGCGTAGGGCGAACCCTTCTGCGCCTTCCACTGCCAGATCATGGCCAGCTTGTGAATGCGATCGCCAAGAATGAAGCTGTCGTTGTCGGTGGTGAACTCGGTGCCAAGACCGCCAGAGAAAAGTTTGATGCAGTTTTTCTTCAGGTACGGAAAGTATGCGCTGGTGCCTACGCCCATCACCGGCACGATGTGCATCTGGCCGCCGTAGATGATCCACTCGCCGCGATTGTCGTAATAGCCGCGTGCGCGGCGGTTCACCCACTGGTCGAGGTCCGGGATAAACCGCATCTGCACGGACGGCGTCGTCGATCGCCAGACGTTCGTACTGAGCAGCATGCGCTGGTAGTCCGGCGGCATGTCGAACGCCTCGGTGGTGCCGTCACCAGCAAAAATTGTCGTTGATTTCAGTACATTCCACTCGCGCGTGTCGTAGGCGATGCGCTGCGCCATCTCGTTGGCGAGCGTCAGCATCTCCTGCATGGTACGGTTGCCGGTGATGTTGGAGAACACGGACGTCGGAATGGTGACGCCGACGACCTCGCATACATCTTTCACCACCGACAAAAGGGACATCAGTCAACTTTCTGCTGGGCCTCTGTTGCCATCCGCATCAGCGTCTTGCGATTGAGCGAGCCGTGCGGCGCGTGACCGCTGTTGGTCGTAATAAACTCGCGCAGCTGCTCGAGGCTCATAGTGTCGAACTGGGTTGGCTCTGCCCGGCTCTCCAGTGCGCCGCTCAGTGCCTTGGCATCTTCCTCGAGCGCCATGTTGCGGGCCTTGAGCGCCTCGTTCTCCGCGACCAGCTGCGCTGACGGCGCCGTTGCCTTGGCGTCCTTCATGTACTCCTCGGCGCGGTTCTTCAGCTCGCGACCGGCGAGGCCAAGGTTCTTCAGCTCCTGCCCGTCAACGTGTGCAAGAGCCTCCACAGTGTAGATGTTGAGGGCGCGTAGTTCAGCTCGTCGAGCCTCCGTGAGAAACGGCGCGTAAGTGAGCGGCGTCCCCGCCTTGGTCTGGGCAGTCTGCTCCTTGAACTGACGATACTGGCGGCCAAAACGCTCCGCATAAGTGACAGCAATCTGCTCGCCTGTCTGCGGATCTGTGACCCAGTGCGAGAATGCCATCGCGGGAAAAACGGATACGTTGCGCGACCCGGCGAAGCGGATCTCGCAGATTTCCATGTCGTCGTAGATGGGTCTGCCTTCCTTAACGGTCTTGGCCTCGTTCTTGATGGCGTGGTGTTTGAACAGCGCCACTGTTGCTGCATCTGGATCTCTCGTAGGCATCTTGGTTCTCCGTCTGAGGGAATGTGGTAGCGAGCAGCTGCCGCCCCGTGGGGACACGGGGAAAGGGACACGGGACGGCAGCTATAGCCCAGTGGAAATTACGCCGCCGGGTTACTGTCGTAGAAGCGCCAGTTGAACATCGGATTGACTTGGGTGAGTTCACCCATCCAGCCGATGAACTGCGCGATCGCGTCCTTGTCGATCGGCATCTGGCCTTCTCCGTCGAACAGGTTGTCGAAATTCCGGTTGGCGTGATACCGCATGCGGAAGCTGTCGGTGTTCAGGCCAAACGTGGTGTTTGCTGGCATGTTGGAGCCGATGCCGCCGTCGAGGACGATCTCCGCTCGCTTGCCGCCGCCGATGTATTCGATCGCGCTGAAGCCAAGCTGACCCAGCGAGGTCGAGTTTGTCTGTCGCTGGATGGCGACAGTCGCCGCATCGTATGCGGCGTAGTGCTCCGGTGACATCACCAGCAGATCGGCGTGATCCTTGCCGCGTGACTGCTTGGTCATGATCACGTTGAGGTACGGACGGATCGTCGTCGCGCTCGCTTGCGTTCCGATCGCCGCCGACATCGACTGAGCATCGTAGGTCTTGGTCTGCCAGATCACGGCAGAAGCACGATCGATGCCGCCGTAGACGCCGGTATTGGTGACGACCGGCACGGCAGTGGCGAGGCCGGTGACCTGCTTGCCGCCGTTGGCGGTGCCGTCACTGTAGATCGCTGCATCCATCGTGTCCTCGAGTGCGCGTTCAGCCGCATCGATGTAGCTGTCGTAGACATCCATGAGCTGGGCATCGCCCTCGTTGTTGAGGATTTCCTGCATCGAGAGGATGACCGGCACAACGACCATCTTGGGATCAAAGTATGCGTCGTTGAACAGATCGAGCGCAGGATTGAGCAGCTGATCGTAGCCGCTGTACCACTGGGCGACCTGCTTGCTGATCTGGAGCGTCTGGCGAATGCGCGGACCAGAGTAGGTCTGCCACAGGCCTTTGCGCCGCATCACCGCGAGCAGGGCGTTATTGTTTGACACCAGATCCTGATAGCCGCTCGAACGATCTTCGAGGGCCATCGACAGGATCTGCTGATAAGCAGCATTCGGGTTGATATTGGGCATCGGACATCCGGTTCTGTTAGACGCTGCCGTTCACACGCTTGATTGCGTTTGAAATGGCTTCGCGTCGGCCAATCGGTTTGTCGTTCCTGCGCCGCGTTCCGTCTGAGGGACCGCTATCGGGTGCGCCGGAAATCGACTTGTTGGATCGGGTCTGAGCCGGTGTGGTAGAGCGGGTCTGAGCCGCGCGTGGAGGTCTTAGTCTGATCGCTCGCTGATACGCGGTCTCGAGATCGAAACCAAGTTTCAACTCTTGCTCGATCAGGTCTCCTACCTCGTCAAAGCCGGGATGCGCGTCTGCGAACACATCGACCGCAGAGCGCGTCTGACCAAAGACCTTCTCATGGTGCATCCCTTGCACGGTTTGTGCAAGTGTACTGACGGCTTGGTGGAGCTGCCCGATCTGTTGCGACTGTGCCTGTTGCGCGTTCTGGTTCTGCATCAGCTTGTGCTGGTCCGGCGACTGATTGAGGATGTGATACGCAACATCCCTTAAGGTGATCTTCTTACCGTCAGACGTCCGCATGTTCAGGTTGCTGACGATCACATCGAGACCGCCGACGACGTCTTGCCGCAGCTTCTGCTCCATGCCGACGTAGTTGGTGAGCGCCTTCTGCAACGTGGTGCCGTGCTGGGCCGCCAGCTCGTGGAAGGGCCGTATCGTATTCATGGTCTCGTTGTCGGAGCGGTACTTGCGGTACGCGCCCTCAAACTCCTGCGCCATGCGGTGGACCTCGCCGCGCACGCTCTCTGGCGCGGTAGCCCACTCCGCCTTGGCTTTCTCGTTGAAGCGCGGCAACGGGTCGCGGTACGGGGTGCCTTCCGGCAGCGGCGAACCTGCCGCTAACTTGCCGCTAACCTGCGGCGAACCTTCCGCTAACCTGCCGCTAACCTGCGGCGAACCTTCCGCGTCCCTGTCCGGTGCCTTGGCGAACCTGCCAGCCTCGCGGTACCGCTCCTGCTGCGGAGGTTTACGGAGGTCCAGCTCCTTCTGCATTTTCTCGGGCGGGTTGTTGTCGCCCATGCCGCGCTTGGCCTCCGCCTTCTTGGCGCCCTCCTTCTTGGCCTCCGGGTGGTTGGCCTTCTCGAACGCACGCTTGATGGCCTCGCGCCGGTTCTCCGGGCGCCCGTGGCCTCGCTCCACATCCTCGACCGGCTTCTCTGGCGTCTGGGCGCCGACAGGCGTCGGCGTGTTCGTCGGGTTCTGGTTGATCACCACCTCGTTGGCTGGAGCTGGTGCGGGAGATGACGGTGCGGATGCCGGTGCTGGCGGGGTGATGTTGACGTCTGACATAGGTACTCCTTGCCGGTCTGAGCGGCTGGTTAAACACGTTCACCATTGCGGTAGCGTGCGACGGCCTTCTGGATGGCCTCTCGCCGTTTCTTCTTCAAGGATCGATCAGTGGTCGTCCGCTGCTTGGGTTTGAATTTTTCGGTGCCAACCTCGATGAGACCCAGCGCCCTGCCGACTGAACGAAACTGAGACTTCGACGTATAAAACCTGCCATCGACCTGCTCGGTGGCGTCCATGATGTCGCTGATGATGTGCGGACACGGGAGCGGCGATCGCGCCGGGGCGATCGCTTCTTTTTTGATGCGCCAGCGGCCCGGCTCAATTTCGATCAGCTCTGGCATCGGCTTCCCTGACCAGCGGCGGCGATACATACACCACCGGCATTCCGTAGAGCGCCACCTTGGTGACAGCCACGCCAAACTTTGTCGCAGCCTCCGACACCGGCATTCCTATTTTTGTTGTCGCGGAGACATCAACGACGGGCATGCCACCCGCTGCCACGGTTACGACTGACATGCCCATCGATGACCTCCTACCTGCGGCGCCGCTTCTGCTTCGCCTTGATCTTGCGCTTGCCGTTGGGTTTTGCCTTGGCCTTCTTGGTTTTCTTCTTTGGTTTTTTCTTTTTGGGCGGCGGTAACACTTGCGAGCCTTCCGGCTCGTTGATACTCGGCATGGCGCCTTCCGGCGGCTGCCCGTTCTCGGCTCTCATGGTCGTCACTCCTGTTGAGCGGCGCAGGGATATGCGCCGCCTCCGTCTACCGTCTGGTTCTACGTCTGGTTCCGCTGGCAGCGCCAGCCTCCATGAACGTGAACTCGACCTCGTTGGAGACCTTGTCGCCGTTCTTGACCGTGACCGGCACAGTGTCCGGTCCAAGCCAGAGCGGCATGTTGATGCCGGTGGACAGTCTGCCGTCGTCCTCCAGCGTCGTCAGCTCGTCGTTACCGGCAAAGTTGATGACGCTGCCAGCGAAGAAGAACTCTCCGCTGAGATAGATCCTGAAGCTGGCATCACCGATCGTGCAGCTCGACGGGTCGATCGATGTGATCGCTGGCGTCGGGATCTCGCCGCCCATGTCCGGCAGCTTGGGCGGCTCGTTGATGCTGGCGGCACCATGGTGGTGCGGCCCGGCCCGTCCGGTTCGTTGATGCTCTTGATGCTCATGTGAATGTCCAGTTGCTGGCGGCAGAGCCTACGCCGCTGTTGACGACCTGAACGGGGACGGCGCCAGCCGTTGCCTTCTTGGGCGCGGCGGCGACCGTGAGCGATGTGGCGGAGACATAGGTGGTGGCTTGCGGTGTGCCTCCGACGTAGACCTGCGAGTTGCGGGTAAAGTTTGCGCCGGTGACCGTGAGCGCCAGCGTGCCGACGCCGCTTGCCGGTGATGCCGGTGCCAGTGCGCTGATCGTTGGCGCCGCTCCGCCCGTCAGTGACGATGCGTGCGAGGCATTTGGCGTGGTGGTGTAGTTACCCAGATCCGAAACGGTTTGCAGCTGACCGCCGGGTCCGGGGTTAACGCTGGCTGCCGTCACCACCACCTCAGTGCCAGCGCCTTCGTAAGGTGCGCCGCCCGCGCTGGGTGTAGCGAATG